ACACGGTCATCGAGGAAATCGAGTACCAGCTGGATCACAATGAAGACTTGATGAACAGCATTGCACTCTCGAAATACGGCAAACCGAAAATCACCCGGAAGCCGTATTTCCGTTTGGAGTTTACCAACGGATCGGTTCTCTATTTCCGCCCGGCCGGTGCCTATGGCGATGCTTTCCGCTCGCTTCATGTGGGCCGGATCTGGGTGGATGAAGGAGCGTGGCTTTCCGAACGCGCATGGAAGGCTCTCAGACAATGCCTGAAAACAGGCGGCCGTCTGAAAATCTATTCCACGCCCAACGGCCTGCGAAACACTACCTACTATCGACTGACCATGTCGGAACAGTTCAGGGTGTTCCGCTGGGCATCGTGGCTCAACCCGTTCTGGACCACTGAACGGGAGTCGGAGCTGCTGGAGTTCTACGGTGGCAAAGATACCTCGGGCTGGCAGCATGAGGTGGCCGGGGAACATGGAAAGCCTTCCTACGGGACGTTCAACGTGGAGCAGTTCAATCTCTGCCGACAGGAATTGCTGGAATATCAGAAGGTCACCATTACCGATACCGAATTGCGCGATTGTGAAACGGAGGAAGCCGCCTATGACCGGCTTGAACTACTGCTTAACCTGACGCCCCGAACCGGACTGTTCTGGATTGGCGGTGACCTTGGATATACAAACGACCCGACCGAACTGGTTATCTTTCAGGAAGCCGAGGTGGGTGATCGCAGTCTCCTGAAACTGGTGCTGCGTATTCACATGGAGCATGTATCGTATCCACACATTGCCCAGACCATTGCACTGCTCGAGCGCTATTTCACCCCGGCGGGAATCGGCGTGGATAATGGCGGCAACGGTCTGGCCGTCGTGCAGGAACTGTTGACCCTCGACAAATACAAAGAGCTGGAACTGGAAGGCCGACTGAAAGGTTTTGATTTCGGCGGTATGACACGGCTCACCGTCCGCGATGGCAAGGAAATCAAAAAGCGGACAAAGGAACTGATGACCAGCCTGATCAACGGTGCCCTACAGCGCAAACAGATCATCTTTCCGGCAGACGATCTGGAAATTGAAGACCAGTTCACCACCCAGACTTACACCCTGCGGGACGGCAAGATTATCTACTCCAAAGGCAACGACCACATCATCGACGCGGTTCGCTGTGCCATGCTCATTCGGGAGCAAGGCAACCTCGACCTTGCCGGTGAAGAGACCGTTTGGCTCAAGCCTGTTCTGACAGAGCCGGTCTTTTTTTGATATTTCAAGAATTTACCTTGATTATTTACCGATAATCAGACATATTCTTGCCAGATGTTTATATGTGTGGATTATTTGTCTGGAGACGCAAATGAAAACAGACCCGGTAAAAATATTTCGTAAATGCGGCGGTCAGCTTCGCATGAGTGAGGCGATTGAGCACGGCATTACCCGTTACATGCTCTATTCGCTTCGAGACAAAGGGATAATCGAGCAAATCAGTAGAGGCGTGTATCGGCTGGTTGAGCTGCCTCCTGTCAGCAATCCTGATCTGGTTACTGTTGCCCTTCGATATCCCAACGCCGTCGTTTGTCTAATCTCTGCACTCTCGTTTCATGAAATTACCACACAAATACCACATGAGGTTTCAATAGCCATTCCTCGGGACTCCCATCCGCCATCACTCGAATATCCACCTCTTCTTGTTCACCGGTTCACAGATCAGGCTTATCACGCTGGGATTGAGGAACATCAAATTGATGGAGTTACCGTAAAAGTATACAGCCCGGAAAAGACACTGGCAGATTGCTTCAAGTTCCGGAACAAAATTGGGATGGATGTCGTCCTTGAGGCACTGAAACTTTACAAGGGAAGGAAGAAGTTTGACCATAGAAAGATTCTGGAATACGCCAAGATTTGTCGGGTCGACAAAATTGTGCGCCCATATCTGGAGGCAAACATATGAAATTGCCCCAAAACGTTTCCGCCTCAGTAAGACAACGGCTTCTCAATCGGTCGAAAGCTGATAACCGCTCTTTCAATGAACTGCTTCAGTATTATGCAATGGAGCGATTCCTGTACCGGCTATCTATGTCAGATCACGCGCAGCATTACATCCTCAAGGGAGCCCTCATGCTCCGGGCTTGGAAGTCACCAGAGTTCAGGCCGACCATGGACATTGATATGCTGGGAAAGACCGGAAACGAAGAGGAAAATATCACCGCGCAGATCCGGGATATGCTTGCCGTGGAAATTGAGCCTGACGGTTTAACCTTTGATTCCGATTCCATTCAGACGGAGCGAATAACCGAAGATGCCGACTATGAAGGAATCCGAGTGAGGTTTCGCGGTGCTCTGGGCACTGCCAGAATCAGCATGCAGATAGATATTGGATTTGGAGACATCGTTTATCCGGGACCTGAGAAAGCAGAACTACCTTGCATGTTGGATTCTCCGGCACCATCGCTTCTTTGTTACAGCCGGGAAAGCGCCATTGCCGAGAAATTTGAGGCAATGGTAAAGCTGGGACAATTGAATAGCCGCATGAAGGATTTTTATGACATCTGGCTTTTGTCTCGTCAGTTTGAGTTTGAATTAAGCAGTCTTGCTGAGGCTGTAAGGCTTACCTTCAAGCAACGCGGGACGGAATTGAATGAGCCTATCGATGCCTTTTCAGCAGATTTTATTTCATCACGCCAACCGATGTGGGCAGCCTTCCGCAAACGATTAAAGCAGGATCATGTTTCTGAATCCTTCCAAGAGATGGCGACTGAGGTCAAGCTGTTTCTGGGGCCGGTAATCAAAGGTGTATCCGATCATATCACTTGGAAACCGGCTGGCCCATGGTCATGATCAATTTTGCAAAACCTCTGCACTTGTGAATAAGTGAAGAGGTTTTGTCTTTTTTGACTGTGTGCATTTCAACTACCCCGATGATGCAAATTTAAGAAGATTGCGCACCATCTTCTTAAATTTGTAACAACCACCCACCGCCTTTCCGACGTTTTTCCTCTCCCTCCGGTAAGTAACCCCGGTGTTGCCGTGATCGCCCCACAGCGGGGAGATGTGCGGCCGTTAAACCGGAAATAACCCGAGAGGATTACGTGGATACAAACGCCCAGCCAGATACCGAGCAGCCTGACAACGAATCCAATGGATATGCCATTGTGCCAATGGCCGCAGCGGCAGCCCTCGACGCATCAGCCTTCAGCAAGGTCAACGCGACCGATGCCGTCCCGGCCACATGGGAAGAGCGAGCCAGAAAGGCTTGGGAATACTATGTCGAGGAGCCGCTGGTAAAGAACTGCGTCAACTCATGGCGCACTTTTGCGGTCGGGGATGAAATCAAAATTACCAGCGATGACGAGACGCTGAAAGATGATGCGGTCAGCACTGCATGGCGACTCGATGTATCGGAGTTCATAAAGGACATGATCCTTCAGCTGCTGGTCAAAGGCGATGCCGTCGGCTTCAAACGATATGCAACTTCCGGTCAGGACATCGAGGAAGTGGTATGCGTCAATCCGGTTTCGGTGAAGGTGAAGTATGCCCAAGGCGAGCTTATCGAAGCCAAGCAATATACGGAGGATTCAGGCTCTGCCAGTGATCCAATTGACCTTCCAGTTGATCAGGTCATCCACCTGAAATGGGATGCCCCGGGCTTTTCACCAAGAGGCAACTCACTGGTTCTGCCCGCGTTTCAGGCCATTGAACTGTTGCGTGATTACCGCCGCGCTGAACAGGCTATTGCCAAGCGATGGGCCACACCGTTTCGCTTGCTTAAAGTGGGCGGCGCATTTGGCCAGAAAATGGTGATGCCCGACCAGCGAATGCTGGAACAGGTCCGTGACATGGTCAACAAGATGGATATGAAAAGCGGCCTTGTGGTCCCGTTTTATGTGAATGTGGAAACCCACGGCACGGATGGCCAGGTCCTTAATGTCGAGGACAAGGTCAAGGAGGTCAAAGAAGACATTGTGGTGGCGCTGGGCCTTTCACGGTCTTTGGTAACCGGCGACGGTCCCAACTTTGCCACGGCTTCTGTGAGCATGCAAAAGATGATGGTCATGATCCGGGAGATCAAACAGGCCGCCCGCAAGCTGCTCGACTGGGTCTTCGATGACTGGATGGAACTGAAAGGTCACGCCGACAAATCCCTGCAATTCATCTTCAATGACCTCGACCCAAGTGATGCCGTTGACTTCAAAAAACTGCTTATCGAACTCTATGACCGCAAACTCATCAGCCGTTCCAGCCTGCAGCTCAAGATGGATCTGGACCCGGATATCGAGGCTGCCAATCGTGAGACCGAACGTAAGAACATCGACCTGATGGATGAAAAACAGGTGAAGCCGGTGGTCGATATGGTGGTGTCTGGAATCATGAGTGTGCCCAGCGCCAGAAAGATGCTCGGTATTCCCGCTGACGGTAACAGCGATCTCGATACCGAGGCCCACCATCACTATACAGAGGAACTGGAAGCAACGGCGGCGACCTCCCTGTGTGATGAATGCAGCCACTTCAATTCCGATTCCAACCGCTGCCGAGTACACAACACTGAGCGCACTTTCGATTCCCCGGCCTGCAGGTTCATTGACCACCGGGAATCCTGATCATGCCTTCCGACCTTAAAGAACGCATTCAGGTGGCAACGCTCAAGAGCCTGAAATCCCGCAACCGCTACAACGATTCCATTACCGCCCAGCTGACTCAGTCCCTCAACAAGGCTGAACAGAAAGTGGCTCAGGCCATTTTGAAATACCGTAGCCTTGGATCTCTGCCGGACAACAAGCTGGCTGCGTTGAAAGGTCTGGAGAAATTACAGGGCGAGCTGGACGATGTTTTGCGCCAATTGAAGCGGGACCAGACGCTTGTCTTCCGTAAAAGCACCAAGGATGCTTTCAAGGGCGGCATCGCTCAGGGCATTACCGAATTGACATCCGCGTCACTACCTTTCTATGCCGACCTGAAGCCCGGAGGCATCGACAAGCTGGCCACCAAAGTGTTCTCCATCGTCGACACCAATGCCCTCGACTTCATGACGCAATACAACCTGACTCTTGCCGGTGACGTAAATCGGGAACTGGCCGACGGCATAAAGCGCGTCATCATGCAGGGAATAATTGAAGGAAAAGGTACTGATGAAATTGTCCGGGATCTCGGGCGGGTTGTCATCTACAAAGACTCTTTCAAACAGGCCGGGACAAAGGTCTTCAGCAAGGCGCAGTACCGTATGGAAATGATCGCTCGGACTGAAGTCTTGCGGGCGCACAACATGGGGCGGCTTAAATTCCATGAGCGTGTCGGAATTGAGAAGCTGGAGTGGATGACCATGGGTGACGAGCGGACCTGTCCGGTATGTGGGCCTCTCAATGGTAAAACCTTCCCGATTGATAAGTTTCCGGGTCAACCGGCACATCCATTCTGCAGATGCACCAACCTTCCTGTGTTGAGTGATATCAAGCTGAAAAATATTTGAGACGCCTTTCCGACACATTTCAAAGCCTTCCGGTAAGTAATCGCTGAAACCTCCCGCTCGCCCCGTGCGATCGGGGCAAATAACAGTGATTGAACCGGAGAATTTAATGGAAATGTTTGCCACTGACCTGGAAAGGCTGGCGTTCCTCCTTGAGGCAGATGCGGCGCTCGCAATCGATCCCGACGAGCTCGGGACCGATGCAGCCGAACAGAAGGCTCCTGAAGAGCAGCCCCCGGAGAAACGCCCCAAGTACATCACCAACTACATCGGCAGCAAACAGAAACTGGTCGACTGGATCTGGCGTAACACCCCGGACGGAGTTTCCTCCGTTCTGGATGCCTTTTCCGGCTCGGCTGTTGTTGCTTACATGTACAAATCCAAAGGGCTGCGGGTTTTTGCCAATGACCGTCTTCGCTACAGTCATCACGCAGCCAAAGCCATCGTCGAGAACAGTTCGACACGACTGTCCGAAGCCGAGATCGAAAAACTGCTGGCGGACAACCCCAAAGCCAAAACCTTTGTTCAGGACAATTTCAAAGGGATTTTCTTTGCCAAAGGCGTTCACGCGCTCATCGACTCGTTGAGAGCCAATTGCGACGATCTATCCGGATACAAAAAGGACATCGCGCTTTTTGCCCTCGGGAAAACCTGCATGAGCGGCAAAGGCGGCTTCGGCCACTTCTCGTCTTCCACCGATTACGGCAAGCGTCAGGACACCCCTGATGAATTCAAAAAACGCCTGAAGGCGAATATCGAGCGGATCAACGCCCTGATATTCGATAACGGCAAGGAAAACAAAGCCTATCGCGGGGATGTTAACGAGATCCTTCCCAAGGTGAAAACTGACCTCGCTTACTTTGATCCTCCGTATGCCACCGAGTTTTCGACCACCAATTACGAAAAAGCCTATCACTTTGTCGAAGGGCTGATGACCTATTGGGACGGCCTGACCATTAAGTCGGATACCAAGGTCAAAAACTACGAGACCAGCCATG